CTGAGCGTAGGTCTGACCGCTGGCCGTCAGATCCTGGTAGCGCTGCACCTTGGAGCCGTAGCTGTAGCCCGCCGTGACGGTGGCCTGGCCGTCGAGTGTGTAGCGCAACCTGACCTGGCGGATGTGGTTGGGCTGGCCGTTGCCGGTGGGGAAGTCGCGCGTCTCGACGTCGAACTCGAAGATGCTGTCGTCGGCGTCGCGCGCGCGATCCTCAGACGGGTTGAAGACGTCGGTGAACTCGGCGATGCGGCCCTCCTGATGCGCGAGCAGGAACTGCGGCCGGTCAGAGAGCAGGGAGACGTCGCCGCTCACCATCCCGGCGGCGTGGCCGGTGAACGTCGCCCAGGGGAAGTACACGTAGCGCGCGCGGGCCGGGCGGTTCAGGCGGCAGACCAGCAGCGTCAGCGGCTCGCCGGTGGCGCCGTCGAGGATCGGCAGGAACAGGTGCCCGTTGAACACCTTCGCCCCGCCGGGCCGATGCCCGCCGCGCACGTAGCGCGCGTAGAACGGCGCGATCGAATCCGAGACGGCCTGCGGCGCGTTGACGCCGTCGATCAGATAGACGCGATCCGAGCACGGTGCGACGATCCGGCCCTCCCACTCGCACAGGCCGCTCTCGCTCCACAGGCTCAGCTCGGGGGTGATGAGCTGGAGCTGCTGCTGCACGTTGCCCTGCGCGTCCGTCAGATCGAACGCCAGGTTGGCGATCGTCCACAGCCCGTAGTTGGTGAAGATGAAGGCGGTGTCGCGCAGCGCCATCATGCCCATCACCACGACGCCGCCGGGCAGCTCGTGGTAGTCGGTCGGGTTGAACGCGAAGGCGTCCGGCGGCGCGGTCGAGAACGCGATCCGGTTGCCGCAGGCCACGAGCAGCCGACCGGCCGCCGCGCAGACGTGCCGCGTCCCTGGTGGCACGGTCGCCGGGATCACCCAGCCGACGAGCGCGCCGACGCCCGTCCATGACTGGCCGTTGGGCAGGTAGAGGGTGGAGCCGATGACGGCGGGCAGGACCGGCTCGGGCAGGCCGGGGCCCGCGACGGCCACGCCGGACTGGCCGTCGAAGCAGCCCGCCCCGGTAGCCACGAGTATCGACGGCAGCGAGCCCAGGAAGCCCGACCAGATGAACGTCAGCGGCTCGTAGCTGGTGGCGCTGTAGTAGCTATCGCCGCCGCGCCGGTAGACGTCGCCGTCGTCGTTGAACAGGCCGTTGACCGCGTTGTACAGGCCGACGCCGGGCTGCGTGTCCGGAGCGACGCCGCGCAGGACGCCGACGCCGAAGTCATCCTGCCCGACGTAGGTCAGCCCGCTCATCTGACGACGATCCGGATCGGCGTGCCGCCACGCCCGATGTGCGAGTTACGGCGCCTGCGCAGCCGCCCGATCGCGTCGGCGAAGCGCGCGTCGAAGTAGCCCGCCGAGTCGAAGCGCTCATCCATGCGCGCCAGCCCGACGCTGATCGCGCCGTCGGCCAGCGGCTCGTGCAGGTCGTCGGGGAACGGCGGCGAGCCGGAGCGGTCGTCCGGCACGTCGGCCAGGTAGCGCAGCGTGATGTCCGCGCCGTCAGATGGCGGCGGCCAGATCGAGACGAGCGGCGTGCCGCTGGTGTCGACCCCGTCCGCGTAGATGCGCTGCACGCCCTTGACCTGCTTGGCCACGTCGAGCGCCGAGAGCGTCGAGCGCGCGTACGGGTAGCCGCCGACGGCGATGGCCTCCGTCTTGACGCAGTCCTGGGGCAGCGGGTACTCGATCTGGCCGGTCACGCCGACCAGCGGCAGCTCGCGCAACATCCAGTTCGCCTCAGCGTTCATCACCCGAGCGCGATCGAGCAGCCATGCGTACGCCTGGTCACCGGTGACGTCGATCTGGGCCTGCACCTCGGCGATCAGATCGGCCCAGGTGCTCATGCCGTGACGGTGGCCTTGTGCTGCCCGGGGGCGAGCGGGGAGGAGCCCGCGCGCTGCAAGACCTTGTCGGCCGTCTGGATGATGATCTGACGGTTCGCCGTGCGCTCCTCGTCGGCCCGGATCTCGCGGACGCGGTCGATGTCAGCGATGGCCAGCTCGGCCAGCAGGTCGGTGACCGGCTGGACGTCGTCGGCGTCGATCTCCCACATCGCCGCGCCGTTGGGCGCGCGCAGCCGACTGCGCATGAAGTCGATGTGCGCCTGGCCCTTGACCACGCAGCGGTGGTCCTCGAACTGGTGGTAGACGCCGGGCCGTTCCCCGATCTGACGGCCGTGGGAGAACTCGGGCTGCGCCGTGCTTTCGACCACGATCAGATTCGGGACGAGCGACGCGAAATGAGCCGTTGCTGTCATGTCGATGACCTCCTCGGTCACAGGCCCGTCAGATCGGGCTCGTAGAGTGCGACTCACATGGGGGGGCGCGGCTGCGACCAGCCGGGCCCCCCCACCGTCCGCTCAGGCCGCGCCGGTGATGCCGGTCACGACGCCGCCGGTCTGAGGCAGGCTGACCTCCAGCCCCATCTCGGTCAGCCACTCGTCGCGCCGGGTGTCGGCGTCGGGCGGCTGGATGTTCGTGTTGACGTGGCTGTCGCGGTTGGCCTTGGAGTTCTGGAGGTAGCGGTAGCGGATGTTGTTCTGGTCGTAGGCGACCAGGACGCCGCCGTACTTCGCGCCGTCCAGCTCCCAGTTGGTGACCAGGCCCAGCTCGCCGAACGGGCTGGTGAACGTGGTCACGTTGATCCCGTACTTCTTCTCGGACTGGCCGATCCGGATCTTGCTCTGCGGGAACGTGTTGAGCACGCTGGTGGCCAGCGGCGAGCCCATCAGCACCTTGCGCTTGGAGCCGTACTTGAACAGCGTGCGGCTCCAGGTGTTGAACTCCGACTCGGAGAAGCCGCCGCCCGCGTCCATGCCGTTGGACTTCATCCAGTAGAACAGCCCACCGGTCGTGCGCATGTACTGGCCGGTGGACACCGTCACCCGCGACGGCACGCCGAACAGCAGCGTGCGCTCGATGTCGCGCTTGTGCTCGATGCCGACCTTCTTGGCCTGGTAGTCCCAGTCGTGCGGGTCCGTCTCGTTCTCGGAGGCGTACGCCGTGCCGGTCAGCTCCCACGAGCGCCGCAGGATCTGCGTGTAGTTGAGCACCGGCGTCGGCTCAACCGACACCGGGAGGCGGCTCAGATCGCCCTCCGGCTGCGCCGACCCGGCGATCAGGATCTCGTCGGTGTCGATCAGCGCGACGGGCGTGGCGCCGCGCGTGACCGTGAGCGCGTTGCCCGCGACCGACTCGACGCGCATCTGCTCATTCGTGCGCGTGGCGATGATGACGTCGGCCTTGTTGAACTTCGTGCCGTTGGCCACGTTGAACGTGGTGGCCGTGCCGCCCGCGCCGACCACCGCATCGAAGCGGGGCAGCACGTCGTCTTCGAGGGCCTTGAACTCGGGCCAGCCGGTCTTGCTCTTGCTGAGCTGGGTGAGGAACGTCGTGAACGGCGTCTCGTCCGGGACGAGCATCTTGATGGCGTCGGACATCTCGATGTACTGCCGCTCAGGCGCAAGCTGCGCGGTGCCGCGCGGCCCGACAATCGGGGGCATGTGGATCTCCTTCTAGGGCCCCTCAGATCGGGGGCGTTCAGATACGTGTGCCGTCTCGCTGCGCGGCTTCGATGACGCGCTTCTGCCAGTCCGGCTCCTGCGGGCCGCGCGTCGTGCGCGCTGCGCCGCCTGCACCTTCGAGGACGACGGGACGGGGCTGCTCGGCCTCCTGCTGGGAGCGCATCTCCTCGAACTTCGCCGCCTTGTAGAACGACTCGATGACGTCCACGAACTCGGGCCGCTCGATGATCCGCTCATCGACCTGCATCGCCCAGCGGACGGCGCGGTCGAGGATCGGTCGGGCGATCGCCTCGTCCTGCATCTCGGGGTACTCGTCCTTCAGCGCCTCGTAGGCGTCATCGCGCATCTCGGTCAGCCGCGCCTGTTCGCGCGGAGCGAGCTGCGTTTCCACCTGCTCGCGCACGAGATCGGCGATCAGCGCGCGGGCACCGTCCTCGGTCAGACCGCCCTCATCGTCGTAGTAGTCCAGCTCGGGCTCTGCCTCCTCCGGCGGCTGCCGGAGTTCGGTGAGCGAGTCGACCATCTGACGCTGCTGCGCGGCCATCTCGTCCATCCGGGCGTACAGGCGGTCCAGCCCATCTGAGCCGGGGGCCGCCGTCGTCTCGGTGACGGGTGCTTCGGCGGGCGCGCTCTCGGGCGCGTCCGGGGTGGTGGTGCTCTCGGCCTGCTGGCCGGGTGCGGACATCTACTCCTCCTTGGACTTCACGCGCTCGGCGTGCATGAGGAAGGCTTCAGCGGCGACTCGCGCTTGGCCGAGCCCTGAGAGAAAGCCCAGTAGGCGGGCGTATTCGGCCTGATCGAGCACGCGGCCCTCAGCGCCGGAGTGACTGAACAGCAGGCGGCGCACGGCGTCGCCATGCGCCTGGTCGAGCAGCTCGTTGAGCAGCTTCCAGCCGGGGCCCTGCACCATCGCGCGGATGGCGTCGTGCTCGGACGGGAGGTTGTCCTGGTCGCGTCGCTTGAGCTGAGCGAAGTACGGCCTATGTTCGACGGCCACGGCGCTTCTGCGCTTGGCGTCGGAGGTCCATCGGGTTGGGCAGGAAGACCGGCGAGCCCTTGAGCATCGCTGTGAGCGTCGGCCCCTGCACACGCGGGCGCTTCTTGCGGTACGGCTGTCCGCGTCGCGTCATCTTCTGGCTCGGGCGCCGATCGGGGCCGAGCTGGTCTGTGCCTCGCATACCTGTGATCACTTGACCCTCACCGGCAGCAGCTCCAGCCAGCGCGTCCGGTAGACCGCGCTGGCGAACGCCGACGTGAAGTAGCGCAGCTTGACGGCGATGATCGGGTCCACCGTCAGGCGCTGTCTGTTCGTCGCGGAGATGGAGGCCCCCTGGCCACCCAGGAAAGTGATGCCGCCGGACAGGCCGGGGGAGATGAGCACGGCGAGGGGCCCGGCCGGGGGGCTCGTGTCCCCCAGGGCGACGCCCGCCTCGGCGGTCATGGAGACGATCTGAGCGTCCATCCAGACGCCGTATTCCGCCTCGTACTCGCCCGCGAGCGGGGGCATGACGGACGGCCCGTCGGTCGGCAGGTTCCCCCAGGTGTTGTTCTGCGTGTGCTTCTCCGGGGTGACCACGTAGGAGCGCATGACCGACCCGCCGATGAACTCCCACTTGTACGGGCTCGCCGAGCCCGCGTTGTACTTCAGACGCCACATCACGCCGTTGGCGGCGTCGGCCACGAAGATGCACTCGTCGCCGTCTGAGGGGGCCAGGGGCAGCGTGAGGACGCGAGGCACCGATCCGGCCTGCATCCCACCGGGATCGCCCTTGGGGCCCTGCATCCCCTGCGGGCCCTGCGGGCCGGGATCGCCGACCGGGCCGCGCGCGCCCGCCGGACCTGCGGGGCCAGGCACGCCCTGCGGGCCGAACGGGCCTGCGGGGCCGATGCCGCCCTGCGGGCCGGTGGTGCCGTTCAGGCCGGGCGGGCCGGGCAGCCCCGACGGACCGGACGGGCCTTCGGGGCCGGGCGGGCCGGGAACGGCGGCCGGGGGGTCCTCGGTGTTGAAGCCGATGTAGCGGTAGTCCTTCCCGCCGGGCGTGAGCGGCGCGATCGCCCAGTAGGTGCCGGGGATGATGTCGAAGGTCAGCGTGTAGTCGTCGGCGACGGTGGCGGCGCTCACCGGCTGCTGGCCGGGCGGAGGCATGTCGGGCAGGATCACCTCAGACCGGCGCTGGTAGGCGGGGACGCCACGCCCCGGCTCCCACGGCGAGGCGATCGTGACGATCGTCATGCCGCCACCTGCTCAGGCGGTTGCCCGTTCATCTGGGGCTGCCCCGGTTGCGGCTGACCCTGCTGCTGCTGATCCATCCACTGAAGGAACGCCTCCTTCGGTACGCCGATCTGAGCCAGGAAGCCTTCGAGCGCGGATGCGGGGATCTGCGTTTCGGCGGGCTTGACGTAGCCCTCCGGCTGCTCGACGCCCATGAGCTGGAGCGCCCTGAGCAGCAGCTTCTCGCCGTTCAGGCGCGGGTCCTGGGAGAGCCCGACGAACTGCTGCGCGTCCTGGCGGTTCTGCGGCACGTTCTCCGGCTGCGTGGAGCCGCCCTCGACCTCCACAGCCATCCGGCCCATCAGCTCGGCCGGGCCGATCTTGACCATCCGCCACGCCGGGATGTACGGGTCGTTCGGGTCCGGGGCCTGCGGGATGAAGTAGTTGCGGCTGGTGAGGATGCGCCGCTGGTTGAGCGCGACGAAGTCGTAGCCCTGGAAGACGATCACCTGCGTCTGAAGCAGCCGCGCCTTGTTCTGGATGCGCATCGTCGCGGCGGCCTGCACGAGCTGCACGCCGGTCGCCGTCTCAGACGCGCCGACGTCCGCGCCGGTGACGGGGTCTGAGATGCCCGACGTGCGCTGGATGTCGTCAACGATCGACTGCTCCTCCCGGTAGCTACTGTTGGGCAGCTCGGGGACGGGGATCGGGTACAGGAACTCGCGCGGGTCGCCGGAGACGGGGATCGCCATGTTCGGGCCGAAGACCAAGTCGTCGGCGTCGACCACCGTCTCGTTGTAGGCGAACGTGCGCATGAGCGCGAGCGTCGCGGCGTCGCGGCGCTGCGATCTGAGCGTGTTGATCTCGTACTGGAGATGGCGGATCGGCTCGACCTCGGAGATGCCGACGAAGCGCCCGCCGACGATCGTGGGCCGGTAGATCTGAAACGGGATCTGAGCCTGGCCCGACGGGTTCGGTCCGGCCTGCACCGGATAGCAGCCGTCGAGCACGGTGATGACCTGCTGGCCGTCGTGGAACTCCCAGACCTCGTGCAGCGCGTCCTGGCGCTGGCCCTGCGTGTTGACGCCCTCCGCGCTCAGACGCTCGTCCCACAGATCTGAGCGCTGCGTCTTGGCTCGCCCGGCGAGCAGATCGTCCAGCGTCCAGGGGCAGCTCGGGTCGTTCTCCTGGCTGCGCCACACCTGATTCTCGACATTGCGTCTGACCTGCGCCGGGCCGCGCCACAGCCGGTGGATGACGTACTCCACCGTCTGCATCGAGTCGCCCATCGGGTCCCACATGAAGTCGTACGGGTCGACGCGCTCGGCGACGGCGTCATCGAACCATGTGACCTTCTGCGGGACGCTCTCGCGGAACAGCTCGGGGTCGAACTCGTCCGGGGTGGCCTTGACCTCGATGCGCGTCTCGAACTTCCAGCGCGTCTTGCCCACGCCCAGCCCGTAGATCAGGCCATCCTTGCCGATGACCTGCAAGATCGTCTCGTAGTCGATCTGCTTCTGCTGGGCGTCGATGACCACCTTCATGTTGTGGACGTTGCCCAGCGCCTGCTCGTCGCGCGGGACGATGATCATGCGCGGGCCCTTGGCCACCATGCGCGGCACGATCGTCTCGATCGTGGAGTAGACGAACGGGATGAACAGCTCCGCGCCCCACTGGGACATCGCCTCGGCCACGACCTGATCCTGGTCGCGGTAGGGGGTGGCGCGGTTCTCGCGCCAGTCGGAGAAGCCCCGGTAGAGCTTGTAGAACTCGTCGGCCTTGTCGCGGAAGCTGCGGTGCTCCGGCTCGGCCTGCCGGTACGCGCGCTCCACGATCTTGACGAGCGCCTGGTCGGCCTCGTCCAGCCGGTCGTAGCTCACGGCTCGACCGGCTCCTCAGACGGCTCAGACGCCTCCCGGGCGGGGGCGTAGCTGTCGTAGGCCATCACGACGCCGGTGGTCACGTAGGAGTCGGCCCCGATCTGCTCGCGGATCGCCGACATCGTCACCACGCCGCCGAGCTGGTAGATCGCGCCTTCGAGATCGAGCAGGGCCTGGCGGACCTCGTCGCGGTCGTGGCTGATCAGCCCGTCCTCGGTGCGCTCAGCCAGGAACGTGAACGTGCGTCTCATGCTGCCTCCTCTCGCGGGCGCACTGCTTGCACTCGTGCCGCCCGTCGCTGCGCATCCGCACGTTGCGCGGATCGGTCCAGTCGTGCCCGCGCCTGCACTGGCGCTCGCGCCACGGTCGGCCGGACTCGCCGCGCAGCGTGTTCTCGCGCGGCGAGATGTCATCCAGGTGCGCCGGGTTGACGCAGTTCGGGTTGAAGCACAGGTGATCGAGCACGCCATCGGGCCAGACGCCGTAGGTCAGCCACCACGCCACGCGATGCGCCAGTGCAATGCCGTCCTCGCGCGAGCCGAGCGCGAAGTGGCCGTAGCCCTTGCGGTCGATCGCGGCCGTCCACAGCCAGCACGCGCCCGTCTTGTCGACCTTCGCCCAGAAGCGCGTCTCCAGGCTCATCGCGGCCGTCGCCTGGTCCCGGGCCGTCGGTTGTAGACCGAGCCTTCCTCGCGCGCGAACGCCGCCAGCTCCGGGTCGCCCTCGAACGGCTGCCCGCTCGGTCTGAGGTCGTCAATGAAGTCGGCGTGCCGGTCCACGCAGCGCGCGACGTGCTGCTCGAACATGCCGTTGTGATGCAGCGGGAAGGTCGAGCCGCAGACGCGGCAGACGTAGTGCATGTAGCCTCCCGGGCTCAGGTATCACGCCCTCGCTTCCAACCCGGGGGCGGCGATGGCCGGATGGGAACCGGCTAGGGGGAGGTGGCGGGGCCCCGGGGCAGCGCGCCTCCCCTGCCGAATCGGGGGGAGCGCCATGAAGATCGGATGGACACAGCCGCTGTGCGAGAGCTGCTACGTCGCCTGGCTACTCGGCCAAGGCGAGCCGCCCCGGCAGGCCACGGTCACGCGCAACATGCCGCTGGAGCCGTGCCTGGTCTGCGGCACGCCGACGGCGATCTACACGCGCATCGACCCGCGCCTGGCCGGGCACTTCGAGTACGCCAAGCCCGACTCGGATCAGTAGCCGGTGACGGCGTAGCGGATGCGCCGCCCGGTGCTCACGCGCGGGCGCTGCGCGCGCTCGACGCGCGGCGGCTTCTCAGACGCCACCGTCTGAGCGATCATCCAGGCCAGCAGCAGGTCGGACGTCGCGCCCGACTCGGGCCCGGTGCGACCAGAACTCTTGCGGACGTACGTCTCCATCTGCCGAGCCAGTCGCACGGAGCGAATCCCATGTGTGCCCTCTCGGAGCAGGGCCATTGCCTCCTCATGGAGCAGCCCCTTGGTGACGCGGGTGGTATCCCAGCCGAGCCGGTCGGCGTAGGACCCGGTCGGCGCGTCGGCCTTGCGCCGCGTGTACATCTGCCGGTAGCCGTACTCGTGAAACAGCGTGTCGATCAGCGCCAGCCCGTAGCCGCCGGTGCGCTCGATCGCCAGCCACGGGCGGCGGCGCTGGCCGTAGAACAGGCAGGCCAGCATGAGCTGCGTGGCGATCAGGTCCGGCTCCGTCCACGCTTCGAGCTGCGCCACCTGCGCGCGGCTCTCGTGGTCGATCACCACCACGGCGAAGGCCGCGCCGTCGTCGCGTTCATCGACGTCGCCGGACGCCGGGTCGCAGGCGATCACGTACTGGCCGTCTGAGCGCGGGCGCTCCCAGATCTCCCACGGCCCGTCCGGCCGGGCGCTGACCGTGGTGGGGACGTCGATCGAGCCCCGGCGCGTCTTGCGGCTGGTGAAGGTGGCGGCGGCCAGGGTGACGCGCTCGGGCTCCGGGGCTTCGCGGGCCTGGGAGATCGCCTTCTGGATCAGGATGCCGCCGAACACCGTCTGACCGGAGGCGATGAACGCCTCCTCCGGGAAGCTCGGGTACTCCTGGCGGAACACGTTGACGTCGCCCTGGCAGAGCGCTTCGATCGCCCAGCGGCGCCAGTTGAGCTGTTCGGGGCTCAGATCGAATCTCCGAGTCAGCTCGTGCTCGTCCTCGTCGCGGATCTCGAAGGCGTCGGCCTCGCGCGCGGTCAGCCCGCGCCGGTAGCGGGCGTCGGCGTGCCAGCCCGCGAAGAACAGCGGGTAGTCGCCCTCGCCGTTGATCGCCTGGTCGCACAGGCCCTTGAACTCGTTGTGACCGTTGGCGGTGGACTCCAGCAGCACCAGGCTCTCCGGGTCGGTGAAGTCCACGGCGCTTCGCAGCGCGGTCAGCTTGCGCTTGAGGTCCGGCCAGAACGCCACCTCAGACCCGTGCACCGATCTGAGCGTGTTGCCGCGCCCGCCCTCGAACTCGCGCGCCGTGTCGACCACCAGCGTCCGCCGGTTGGCGCCGAATCTGAGGTTGGCGCTGGCCCCGGCGAAGCGGTCGGGGTTGCCGAACACGATCTCCTTGTGCCGACGCCGGTTGGCGATCTGAGGCTTGATCTCCAGCTCCTCGTCGTCGGCGTCGTCGGGCAGGTTGGCGTACATCAGCTCCGCCATCTGCATGATCACCCCGGCGGTCTGCGCGTTGTGGGCGATCACCGCTGAGGAGTGCATCGGGATCAGCGTGGTGCGCTGCAACAGCAGGCCCTGCGCGAACGTCGAAAACCCGAGCTTGCGGGCCTTGAGGATGACCGCGCCCATCGGCTGGCGGTTGGCCCGCTGCTGAGCGAGGATGCTCCACAGGTCGTGCTGCGCGGGCCGCAGCACGAACGGCACGAGCGTGCCGCGATCGTTGACCTTCAGCACGGCGCGCGCGTAGAAGGGGAAGTCCTCCCTCAGACGCGCGCGCAGCCGGTCAAGATCCACGAGCGGGGTTCCCGCTGCCCTTTCGCTTGTTCACCGTGGCGTAGAACACCGACCGTCCCTTCTGCGGGCCGTAGCGCTTGATCAGCTCGCGCAGGGCCTTGGCGGCGTTGCCGCCGAAGAAGCGGTCGTACTTCGAGATCGGCATCAGGCCGTCATGTCCTCCAGCCAGGCGATCAGCGTGACCCGGCCCTGGCCCGCGCGCTCGGCGTCGAGCGCCTGGGCCGCGCGCTCGCGGTCATCGCCAACCCACACCTTGACGTCATCGACCGACCCCTGCGGCGGGCAGTCGCCCTCACTCGCTTTTGGGTCGGCCTCGCCCCCCGCGTGGTCGCCTGCGGCACGCGGGGCGCCCGGCTCGGGCTCGCCCGCCTCCTGCGCCTCCTCGCGCGCCTCGCGCTCGGCCTTGACCTGATCGGCGAACTCGTCGCGCTGCTCGCGCACGTCCTCGCGGTCCTCCTCGTCGTGCCCCATCGCCAGCGGCGCGTCCTCGGGGATCTCGATGTTCGCGTCCAGCGTGTGCGGCTGCTTGTGGTAGCTCGTGCTCATGTCGACTCCAGGAGGTAGTCACAGTTGATGTCGATCTGAAGCTGCGCGCCCTCCGGCGGGCCTTCGAGCGCGTTCAGGACGGCGGTGAAGACGCCGTCGGTCAGGTAGGTGTGCGTGGCGCTGGTGTCTGAGGACTCCTCGGCGTGCTCGATGCGCGCGCCGCTGCCGTCGCCGAAGTCGAGCCAGTAGACCGACCCGATCGGGCTGTTGGCCACGCTGATCGTCACGTCCGAGCCCGCGACGTCGGCGTGCAGGTGCAGGGCGATCTCACGCTGCTCCTGCGCTGCCGCCGCCACGGCATCGGCCTGCGCCTGCGTCATGGCCATGCCGAGCGGAGCGCCCGCCGGGATCTCCACGTTGGCATCCAGCGTGAACGGCTGCGTGTGATAGATCGCGCTCACGGCGTACCTCCCTGCGTGGTGGCGTTGAGCACCCACTTGCCGGTGCCGTCGGGGAACTGAACGATGTGCTCGATCCCGTCGGGCAGGTCGAGCGCGACGCTGCCCGTGGCGTCGGTGACGTCGGTCAGATCGGGCGTGTACGGGCACGGCTCGCGGCGCTCCAGGTAGGGCCGGGCCTTGGCCCCGGAGAACGCCTTGACCGCCATCGCAGGCGGCAGGCCCTTCAGGGTGACGACGGTCATCTAGCCTCCGATGGATGTGGACGATCTGGCTCTCCGGGGAGCTGGCGTGGGTAGAGCTGTGCGAGCGCTGCGGCGCGCTGGTGGTGGACCCGGAGCGCCATCAGCGCTTTCATGCGCAGCTCGCGCTCGCGCCTGAGCGGATCGAAGACGCGCAGGCGGACGATCCGTCTCCCCCACAGCCAGGCCCGTGAGCACGATGGGACCCAGAAGTCCAGCTCGGTCCCCCAGCCGATGCGGTCGCGCACGGTGAACAACGTCCTCCGGGTAGGGGAGGCGGTGACCTCGATCCTGGTCCCCAGGCTCAGATGGTTCTCGGCCACCGAGCCCGGTCTGACGTAGGTCCCGTCGCTCATCACGCCGCTCAGGCAGTAGGCCGTCGAGACGACCGCGACCCAGCTCACCAGACGAACTTGATCAGGAAGTCCAGGACGACGAACAGCGGCATGTTCTCGTGCGCCAGCACGACATGCGTGGCGTCACCGCCCGCGTCCCCCGTCCCCGAGTTGCGCCCGGTGGGCAGCGTCTGCCCCGAGCCCGAAGCGATCGCCACCGTCGAACGGTCGGTGACGAAGCTCTCGACGCCGTTGAGCCCCCGGTGGAAGTGCTTGGGCATCTCCTCGGTGGCCAGCTTGTGCGCCTCCTCGCCGCCCGTGTCGGCGAGCTGGCGGGCGCTGAGAACCGGGGGGCCCGTCTCGGCCACGTCGTTGATCCCCACCGGCACGCGGGCGCGCAGGTTGGGCAGCGCGAACGTCGCCACCCCATCCCCGCCCCAGGTGCTCCCGATCACCGCGAACAGGTCCGGCATGTCGACCACGTCGATCACGCGCCCGTCGCAGCGGGTAAAGCGCGCGGGCCAGCCCGCCGCGAACGACGCCCAGAGGATGATCGAGCCGACCGGCACGCCGCTGTTCTGCGTCGCCCCGGTGATCGCGTCATCGGTGGCCAGGGCCAGCGCCTGAAGATCACGCGGGACGTTCGCCGTCTCGTCCTCATCCGGGTACGGCAGCAGCCATTGTGGCGTTTCGTGCTGCGCCATCGGCACCGCCTTCCAGCCGGTGGGTTTGCAGGGACTTTCCGTTTGGAGACATGCCGAGAACGGCCGGTGATGTGCCAGTTCGGACCGTCCGAAGTGCAAGTAGCGCCGCGCAGACTGCGCGTTGGCCCCATACCCCGGCGTGGGGGAGAGGGGGTATACCCCCCTCGCGCTGGGGCCCACGCGCGGCGCGCGAGGGGGTGCGCGGGGTCCGCGCGCCGCCTTCGGCTGTGCGCCGACGGCGCGGACAACCTGGCGGCTCAGATGGCACATCAGACAGCACACGACACGCCGCAAACGGCGCTGTAGAGCCAAATGTCGAGGATCTGAGGGTTCCGGCGCCCGGCGTCTGAGCGAAGCTCAGGGCTCGCGCGACGCCGAAGCTTCGACGTCGAACGAGCCCGATGTCGCGTCGTCTGAGCCGTTCGTCTCGGCCATCTGAGCCAATCTCGCCAGTCCCCTAGCTTGTTGTCTGTTCGGTCTGTCCGTCTCTGTGGTCTTCAAGATGCGGGCTAGGGCTTCCAACCGTCTGAGGTCTGCCTTCCCGGCTGGTGAGGAGGCGAGGCGCGCTAGTTCGCGGTTCGCCAGTCGGACGATGCCCGCTCTGAGGTCCGTCGCATCGTCTGAGTCCCGATGCGCCGATCTGAGCCATGCGCCAATCGTCTTCTGCGGGACGCCGAGTCTCCTCGCCACCTCCGCCGCACTGAGCCCTTCCGTCTGGGCCAGTCCGATGGCTTCCGCCCGGACTGCGGTGGGCCAGCGGCCGCCTGGCATCTTCCGCTCTAGCTGGCGATCTGAGCCGTCGGGAGTCCTGGTCATTGGTCTAGGGTTATGCGGTGGGGGGTTGACTTCTGCGGTGGGGTCAGTACCTTTCATCTGGCAACGCCGAACCGCAGCGACTAAGCCTCACCTCCGAGCATCGCCCTTCCGGTTCACATCACGCCCCTTCCGGCGAGCCCGCTCAGGCCCCGGTCAAGGTGAGGCGACAGACAGACGCAATGCCCTACTGC